GAAAGAAGCTGGCTGAAGACTTTGAAGCCTGCAAGATTCGTAAAGCAGTGGCGGAATGCCTGATTAACTCAGCCGTATTTGGTACGGGCGTTGGTGAGGTGGTCATTGAAGAAATTAAAGAGATGGCTCCGGCAACTGAACCGATCATGGGTGGTGACCTTCAGGCAGTTGGTGTCAACATTACTGACCGTGTAGTCGTAAAGCTCAAGCCTGTATTACCTCAAAACTTTTTAATAGACCCAGTGGCGACCTCGGTTGAGGATGCTTACGGTGTGGCGGTCGATGAGTTTGTCAGTAAGCACAGCATTGAAATCCTGCAAGAGCAGGGCGTATACCGTGAAGGGATGATTGAATCTGCGGCACCAGATACCAATTTGGAACCCGATCAAGACCTGACTCTCTACAACGATGACAAGGTCCGCCTGACCAAATACTACGGACTTGTGCCTAAAGATCTTCTAGAGCAAGAAGACGTAGAGGTAGAAGAAGACTCGATGTATGTCGAGGCAATCGTGGTAATTGCTAATGGTGGCGTGCTTCTCAAGGCGGAAGCCAATCCTTACATGATGAACGACCGCCCTGTCGTCGCATTCCCGTGGGATGTAGTCCCCGGGCGTTTTTGGGGTCGTGGTGTCTGTGAGAAGGGCTATAACAGCCAAAAGGCGTTGGATACAGAGCTTAGAGCAAGAATTGACGCCCTGAGCCTTACAATCCACCCAATGCTCGCTGTGGACGCTACACGGCTTCCTAGAGGTGCTAAGCCAGAAGTCCGCCCCGGCAAGATGATTCTAACTAATGGGGATCCTCGTGAAGTACTACAGCCGTTCAATTTCGGACAAGTCAACCAGATTACGTTTGGTCAAGCCGCTGCGCTACAACAGATGGTACAACAAGCTACAGGCGCGGTGGATTCTGCTGGTATCGCAGGTCAGGTTAATGGTGAAGCAACAGCCGCTGGTATCAGTATGTCTCTCGGCGCTATTATCAAGCGGCATAAGCGTACTCTTATTAATTTTCAGCAGTCCTTCCTTCTGCCCTTTGTAACCAAGGCGGCACACCGATATATGCAGTTTGACCCCGAAAACTACCCTGTTTCGGACTATAAGTTTGTTGCAACCAGCACATTAGGGATTATTGCTAGGGAATATGAGGTTACCCAGCTTGTCCAATTGTTGCAGACAATGAAGCAAGATAGCCCGCTTTACCCTGTATTGATGCAGAGCATCATTGAGAATATGAACCTCAGCAACCGCGAAGAGCTGATAGCGGCCATGCAACAGGCTTCACAGCCTAATCCGCAGGCCCAGCAGATGGCCATGATGGCGCAACAAGCCCAAGTAGCCCTGCAACAAAGCCAGACTGCAGCACTAAACGGCCAAGCGGCTGAATCTCAGGCCAGAGCCGCCAAGCTGTCGGTCGAGTCCCAGCTTGCACCGCAAGAGTTGCAGGTAGATATCGTCAACGCCGTAACTAGAAACCTAAAAGAAGGCAATGAGGATGACAAAGAGTTTGAGCGTAGGCTCAAGGTCGCAGACAGACTTCTCAAGGAAAATGAAATAAAGGGTAAACAGCAAAATGTTAATGACGCAAACGGAACTCAACAACCTGTTCGGCCAGGTCAACAGCGCCTTCAAGGAGCAGGGGGAGCAATTGAAAGACTTGAGGCAGCAATTAGACCAGCTCAAGGAGAGGGTTGATGCCCAAGAAAAAAGACCCAAAGCTGGCGCGCGCGGGCGTAAGCGGGTACAACAAGCCGAAGAGAACGCCGAGTCACCCAACGAAGAAGTTCGTAGTGGTGGCGAAGCAGGGGGACAAGACCAAGACGATTAGGTTTGGTGATGCCAAGATGACGATTAAAAAGAGTCAGCCTGCTAGGCGAAAGTCTTTTAGGGCTAGGCATAAGTGTGATACAAATCCTCCAAGCAAGCTGACCGCAAGATATTGGTCTTGCAAGAAATGGTGATGGTATGAAGGTTAAAGCGCCAAAAGGCTATCATTGGATGAAGGATGGCAAAGAATACAAGCTGATGAAGAACCCGCCCGGAGGCTACAAGCCCCATAAAGGCGCTTCTCAGTCTGCTGAATTTAAGGTTCAGAAAGTCCATAAGGACAAATAGGAGGCTATTATGGGTTACGGAATGAAGGCGTACAGCTCAAAGCCGAAGCCAAAAAAGAAGAAGAAGAAAGCTAAGAAGAAGGCAAAGAAGTAATGCCTGCTAAAAAGAAAAAATCAACGACCAAGAAAAAATCTGGTAGCCCAACGCCAAAGAACAAGGCGTTATATGCGCGCGTAAAGGCTGAGGCCAAGAAAAAATTTGATGTATATCCCAGTGCTTATGCTAATGCGTGGTTAGTGCGTGAGTATAAGAAGCGCGGTGGGACGTATGCCTAAGTCAAAGGGCGGTTTAACCAAGTGGTTTAACGAGGAATGGGTCGATATTAAGACTGGCAAGCCTTGTGGTCGAAGAAAGGCTAAAGGGTCAAAGCGTCCATACCCGGCGTGTAGGCCAAAAAAAGTAGCCGCAAAAATGACGAAGGCAGAGAAAGATGCTGCTAAAGCCAAAAAGACTGGGCCAAAGCGGATTAAATATGCTGTAACAGCATCAGGCCGCAGAAGGAAAAAGAAATCTTGATGGATCGTGATGACGAGCAGTATTACAACAATTACTTTGATCTTTTTAGAAATGATGGCTGGAAGCAGTTGGTTGAAGAGTTGACAGATACCGCAGCAAATATTAATAATGTTGCGGTTATAAAAGATGCCCAAGATTTATTTTTTCGACAGGGGCAGCTAGATATATTATGGATGCTGTTGAAATTTGAAGATTCAATAAACAACAGTTATGACGATTTGGTAGAAACAAATGATGAAGGTATTTGATTTTCGGTGTGAAAATGGTCATTTGTTTGAAGACTTTGTAGATGGCACAACTACAACCAGTAGGTGCGGTTGTGGCGCCGAAGCTATAAAGATCGTTTCAGCGACCAAGTGCGTGCTGGATGGGTCAACTGGGGATTTCCCCGGCAGACACATGAGGTGGGTACGAGAACACGAGGAAGCTGGGCGACGTGGTAGAGAGGCTAGCCGAGAGGCCGGTCAACTTTGATTATCTCCATAACCTTTGATAAGGCGGGGCAAGTTAAGTGATGTCAAGAGCGACAATTATTGATGAGCGTCCAGATGAGGTGGACACCACATTACCGGAAGAACCAGCTATTGAAGCTGTTGAGGCCCCTGTAGAGGAGCAACCTCAAGCCAGTGAAGTACCGGACAAGTATCAAGGTAAGTCTGTTGAAGAACTAATACAGATGCACCAAGAGCTTGAAAAGTTTTCAGGCAAGCAGCGGAATGAAGTTGGTGAACTGCGGCAAGTGGTTGACAGCTACATCCAGACAGAACTCTCAGCCAAAGAAGCACCTGAGCAACAGCAAATAGACGATAGCGAAGATGTTGATTTCTTTGTTGATCCTCAGAAAGCTGTGGATAGCCGTATTGCTAACCACCCCAAAATCAAAGAAGCGGAGGCTTACACTCAACAGTACAAACAGCAGGCCACTCTTGCACAGTTGAGATCCAGACACCCAGAGATGGACTCAATACTGCAAGACCCTAAGTTTGCCGAGTGGATTAAGGGGTCAAAGGTTAGGACGAAGTTATTTGTAGAGGCTGATAGATCGTATGATTATGACGCTGCAGACGAGTTGTTTACGCTTTACAAAGAGCGTAGCAATGTCGTTCAACAGACTGCTAACGCAGAACTGGCAGCTCGTAAGAATAGTGTTAAATCTGCCAATACAGGTAATGCTCGCGGTTCCGCAGAGGGGACAAGGAAGAAGGTTTATCGTCGCGCTGACATTGTGAAACTAATGCGAGATGACCCCGAGCGTTATCAAAGCCTTTCAGATGAACTGCTGAGAGCTTACGCGGAGGGTCGAGTTAAATAGCCCTAAAGGAGATTTATCATGGCTACAGCAACTTACCCCGGCGCGGGCGGTAATACTGCCCTAACAGAAGCGGCAACATTTGTACCAGAAATCTGGTCAGATGAGATTATTGCTTCTTATCAAAAGAACTTGAAAATGGCTCCCCTTGTCAAGCGTATCGCTATGAATGGCAAGAAGGGTGACGTTATTCATATCCCTAAGCCTACTCGTGGTGATGCCAACGCTAAGGCGGCTGATACTGCGGTAACTATCATTGCAAACACCGAGTCAGAGCTGCAGGTTACTATTAACCGGCACTTTGAGTACTCACGTCTGATCG